CGTACAGCTACAGTTCTTGGCGATCGTCCCGGTAAAGCAGAACGTAAAAAGCCGTTAAAGAAAGGGCCGGAAATTGAAGGACGCCCGGACTTAGAAAAAGCTAAAAAATCAATGAAAAAAACATTCGGTGAATTTGCCGAAGTTGAAAAAATTGAAAAAGAAATGCCTCGTGAGTACGACGCCAGCATTGGATTTAACTATAAGATTGATACCGATGATTTTGGTAACGTATTCCGTTTAGGTTCAAAAGAAAAAAGCGATGTAAATCTTAAAGAAACAAAACGGCTTGCCGAAGACTTTAAAGCTAAGTTGCCTGAAGGCGTTAAATTTGAATACGCTGATACTGCAGTAGAGTTGCCTGACTATGTTCGCCGTCAAATTTCTAAAGAAGAAGCGGACACAATGAAGGGTGTTGTGCTTAAAGATGGCACGATTGCAGTAGTTGGTGATAAGCATCTAGATATGCTAGATTTTGAGAAAACGTTAGCCCACGAAGCTGTTGGTCACTACGGTGTAGATCGTTTGCTTGGCTTGGAAGGCTTAGCTAAATTAGCAGAACGCATTGAAGCGCAACCCGGCGGGTTTATCCGTATGTCTAGAGAGATGGGCGTTCTTAATGATGTGGTAGCGGCTATTAAAGATGCTAGAAAAAGCGAACCTAACTTAACACCAAAACAAGAAATGATGGTGGGTGTGCGTGAAATGATTGCGCATTTTGAGGAACAGCGTTTAGATAACAGAACTTTCTTGCAAAATGCTAAACGTTTTATTAATACTTTGTTAGGTCAGTTTAGAGAGTGGTTGCGTAAAAACAATTTAATGGAGTTAAGTGGAGTTAAAGACGGCGATTTGCTGTACTTGCTCAAACAATCTAGAGAAGCAATGAGTGGTAAAGGTGGGTTGCGTACCGGAGATATTGGTTTAGAACCTGCTTTCCGTAAATCTACGCCAACAGATAAGAGCGACCCACGTTACATTTTATCTGAAGCATTAGTAGCTAAGCCACAGACTTTAAAAGATAAAGTTCAAGGCAATTTAATTGCTTTTAATACGCAGTTTGTTGACCGTTTAGCCCCGTTAAAAGAAATTTTTAGGCGTGAGGGTGAGAAGGGTCCAGTTCTACAGATGATGTATAACTTGTTAGCACATGGTCAGCGTACCAATATTACTAGCGAAACAGTAGTAAATGGCGCTCGTACGTTTGCGCGTGACCCTATTACTGGCGAGATGACTATTAAGGCTTCCGGCGGTCCGGGGATGAAAAACGTATTGCAAGAATTGTTGCAATCAAATGCCGGTAATCCACAAGCGCTTAACGAAATGTTTACAGCTTATGCTGCGGCTAAACGTGCTAAGAATGTTGGGTTTGAAAAGTTAGTACGTGACGGAGAAATTAACGGCGCTAAGATTACTAGAGATATGTTGGCTGCCGCTGAAAGAGCCGGTGATGCCGACCCTGCGTTTGTTAAAGCGTTTGAAACCTATCAGAAATATAACCACGGCTTAGTAGATATGTTAGCCGATTCAGGTACGATTTCTAAAGAACAAGCCGCTAGATTTAAAGCTAAAAACTATATTCCGTACTACCGTTCTCGTGGTGGTAACGTAGATTTGGTTATTGGTAACGAAGCGCCTATTCGTATTGGCGCATTAAAAGACCAGCCATATTTGCATGAGTTAGTTGGCGATCAAGAAAAGATTCAAGACTTTTTTAAATCTTCTGTTGTTAACACCAATATGATTGTTGAAATGGCGTTGCGCAACAATGCAACAGCTAGCGTAGCTAATACATTAAAAGGTCTTGGAATTGCTGATGTTTATAAAGGTAATGGTCCAGCTTCTACTGATGTTATTCGTTTTAAATCTAACGGAAAAGATTACCATGCGGTAATTGATACATCTAAAAATGCGGCGTTTAACGATATTAGCCCACAGCTTTTGGTAAAAGGTTTAGAAGGTATCCCAACACAACTTCCGGGTATTGTGAAATTAATGGGCGTGCCAGCTAACTGGCTACGTAAAGGCGTTACACGCAACCCATTCTATGCGTACAAGCAGTTAATTCGTGATCCGATGTCCGCTTGGTTGACATCAGGCGCTGATTTTGTACCTATTCTGTCATCGCTTAAGGAAGTTAACAAAGCAATACAGGGCGGTTCTGATACATCTAAGCGGTTACAAGAAGCGGGTATTTTGGGTGGGGAAGTTTACACAGGGCGTGCAGAGGATTTAAATCAGATTGTTACCCGTTTAGAATCAGGCAAGATTAATCTGACGAGCGCTATGGCGTTTATGGATAAGATGGCGTCTGAAGCTGACGCTTCTACTCGTTCTGTTTTGTATGACAACTATCGTAAGCAAGGCTTGACTGATATGCAAGCGCAGATTGCCACGATGGAGTCTATGAACTTTAATACTCGTGGTGCATCGCCTTCTATGCACTGGATTAACACAATGGTTCCTTTCTTTAACTCAGCAGTTCAAGGCTACAACGTAATGTATAAAGCCTTTACAGGCAAGATGCCGTTTGCTAAGAAATTAGAGTTGCAGAACAAATTGATTAAGCGTGGGTCGTTGATTGCGGGTATGTCGGTTCTGTATGCGATTGCACAACAAGACAACCCAGCGTATCAAAATGCTACGCCTGATCAGAAGTATATGAATTGGATTATTCCCGGAATGGGCAAAGAAGGTAAAGAAGGTTTTAGATTGCCTATACCATTTGAAGCAGGCTACATATTTAAAGCGTTGCCTGAAGCCTTGGTTAACATGGCTTATAAAGATGATAAAGCTAGAGAAGGTTTGGAAGCTATAAGCACAATACTGCAAGCAACTAACCCATTAGGTGTACCAACAGCAATTAAAGCGCCGATTGAACTTGCAATGAATAGTTCGTTGTATACAGGGCGTGATATTCAAAGTAAGCGTTTGTTAGCTATGGAACCCGGTCAGCGTGCTTACGATACTACTAGTGAACCGGCTAAACAGCTTGGCGCTTTGTTAAACATTAGCCCTGTGCAAATAGACTACTTAGCTAAAAACTATTTTGGTGGTTTGTATACTACCATTGTGTCGGTAATTAATCCAGCGATTGTAGATAGCGCTATGGTTAAGCCTGAAGCAACGTTAGCTGATTTGCCTGTGTTTGGACAAATGTTCCAGCCTGAAGATGCTGGCGGTATAACACAGCGTGCGTATCAAGTTATGGAGAAGGCTTCTCGTAAGTCTGAGACATATAAACACTTAGTGGACGTAGGCGACGAGAAGAAAGCTGCAGCTTACGCTAAAGAAAACGAAGCCGAGATTGGAATGGGACAGTCTGCCGCTAGTATGCGGTCACAGTTAGATCAGCTATCTAATGCAATCCGTACAGTTAAAGAACGACGTCTACCCGCTGGAATGGCTCCAGCCGAGTTTGCGGCACAAAAACGTCAACAACTAACTGAGTTGCAGCAAGCTAGAGCGCAGTTGGCTAAAGACTTTACTGCCAGCCTCGCCGAAATAAAACGCCAATCTTCCCGTTGACAATGCCAAACTCGGCTTTGCCTTTGATGTGATGATGTACGGCGGCTTTAAGTCCTTCCTCTCGGACTTCGGCTAGCTTTAAAGTAGGAACGAAGAACGCCCCTTTGGGGGGCGTCGTCTGCCAAGGATAATGCACTCTAAGTTTCCTGCTCATCCGTTGCGTCTACTCTGCGACTTATTTTCATAACGTTAACACGCATATTAGGACCCTTGGTTTTAAACAATAGGTTCTTCTTCTCGTGGTACGAAACCATATAAGTTGGTAGCGCTTCCATTTGTTTCTTAAAGTTTGAATATCCAAAACTCATTGATACACAGTGTGACCTAAGTTGTTGTTCTTCAATATAGTAGTCAATCCAACCGGGTGTTATGTCGTGGTCTACCCTACCAGCAATCTGTGAGCGTGTAAGCGATTGATCTACTATGCCACCATTACCGAGCATGGCTTCATGTGAGCCGTTAAAGTTCTTCACGATAACAAACTTGCCATAGTTCTCTCGGGTGTAGGCGTTAAGAATGTCTTCTGCTGTGCGCTGTGACCCAAAGATTATTACCCTAGCCCTGTCAACCATTCCACGCAACACATCAACGACCGGCCTAACAGGTATATCAATAATATTGGCATACTTAGAACTAAGAAGAATGGTAGTAGCAACAATACAAGCATTGCCAGCAGACCAAAAGCGCTCATCGTTGGTGGATTTAAACTCTTTCTTAAGTGAGTCGTAAGTTTTCTTATAGACATCTTTAACTGTCTCCCTGTTTTGTACTACCCAATGAATGAAGCGTTCGCCTGCTACGCCGTAATTTAGTTTTAGTTTATCTAGCGTAGCGGATTCCACTACGTTCCATTCCAATTTAATTGTCGGACACTCTTCAAGAATACGAAGCATCTCTGCTTGTGAAGCGTGCTTTCTCATACCGCCAAGGTAATCATAAACGTGAGTGTTTGAACTGAGCAAAGCTATTGACTTCCAGTCCAGCACGTTAAGCCGTTCCTTGTTAGCGTTACTCTCCATACGCTCCTTGCCCTTACCCTGTGATTGGTCTAGCAAGAATGTAGGCAACCACTCAAAGTCTTCACGACTCTTAGCTGTAATCTCGTCAGAGATCAGAGGCAAACTACCCAGTAAACCCTGACGTTGTTGCAGAGCAACCGCTGATGTAGCCTGCCCTACTCTGTATTTCTCAGGCTCACCAAAGAAGCTTTCAGCAAGTGCTAGCGCTAGTGACTTGCCAGTACCCGATGTGTCTGAACCAAGGTGGTATGTCATACCGCTAAAGCCTGTGAACTCCATAAGGATAGAAGCTGGACCCGCTATACCGATAGTAAGGATGTTCCAAATCTCTCGCTTGATGAACAGATTCATTACATCACGCCACTCTTCTATAGAGCCAGCCGACTTACAAGCCTTGTTGATGTTTTCAAGTCCGGGTGTTGGGACAAACATTTTCTTGCCGTTGGGCGAGTATATACAACTGCTATATACAAAGGTTCTATCTTCTTGCCAGCCGTACTTATTAGGAACCTTGATTGCCGCCTTGTTAGCGCTAGCTACTTCTACGCAAGCACGAATGTATTCAAACAAGTTCTTGTCGTTGCCTGAACCAAAAGCTGCAATGATATTTTGACTAGCTAAAGCCTTTACAGTTTCGTCTTTACTTACCACAGCCCGTTGTGGAAGCAGAATATCTACTACGCCTTCAGGTCTAAACGCCATCATGTGAACGCTGTGCTCACCATTGCGATTAAGAATGTCCACAACAAATAAGTCATACGGCAATAGCAAAACCTGTTTACGAGATTTACTACCATCTTCGTCTTCCATGATTTTGTCCATGTAAATACCGCCATGCTGACCATAGCTAAATCCTTTTGGTGGTACAGGCTTAGTAACTGTAACAGGCGTGCTTTGCGTTTCTAGTTCAGCTTCTTCTTTAGCTTGCTCAATCACCAATTCTTTCTCGGTGTTGTCAGTTTTTAATTCTCTCCCCCATACCAGAGGGTTAGTGATTTTACCTAGGTGTGGGCATGAGGTACAAATGCCGGGGTTTATTTCATCTAGCTTTAAGCAAGGACTTGGACCTTTGGTACTGTTCCATTTAGCGTTGATACGATCTTCATCGTATGGGTGCATTGCACCTAACTTCTGTGCCCACTCGTAGCCGTCATCGCATTTCTTAGCCCATGACACTATGTTAAAAAACAACGGCTCCATGCCATCTTTGCTTGCGTTGGTTTTGTAATGCTCAAGCTGACCACATTGTTTTGTTGCGTCTATGTTTTTGAAAAACGTTGAATTGTTTTCCATAAGTTTGACACTGGTTGCTCCTGTTGCTTTGGGGCGCTTGCCGGGTATATTGAGAGAGGTCTGCTCGTAGCTTGTAGTTAGCAAGTCTTTGAGGATGGCGTTAATCTTATCTAGTTCAAACACCCCACCAGCCACTTTGATAATGACTTTACGGGGTTTCTCTTGCTTATAGTTGTTGGTGTCAGGAACCCTTAAAACCCTTGCCGCATCGCCTGTGACACCGAAGTCAATGCGTAGCCCTTCTTGTTTGCAAAGACGCTTTAGGTTTTCCGCTACGGGTTTCCAAGTGGCTATATCAACCTCTTCTGTCAAGGGCCAATAAACGTGTAGTCCACCCCCACTAGATAGGATGTATGGGGTTCCAAGGTCGGATAACAAAGTCGTAGACAAAAAGGAGTCCAGCGCCGCCGCAGCTTCGTTCTTATTAGAATAATCCTTTCCTTCGCCACAATCAATGTCTAAAAATAACGACTTGATTTTGGATGCGTTCTCTGCTATTCGCTTGCCTGATTCTTTAAAACTAGCTAACGCATAAAACGCATTAAGTCCTCGGCTATCAAACTGCATAGCCTCTTCGTACAGAGCATCAATCGACTCAACAAACTTATGCTCTTTCTTGGCTGTACTTAATTCACAAGAGCAGTAATACCCCGATGACGGTAGCACAGTCGCTAGGAAATCTTGCGACTTCATATTTGCCCCTTAGTGATAATTATTTAACCCGATCAGAAAAACGCTTGGTAAGTTCCATTTGAAAAGCTAAAGGCAAAAACCCTCTCTCTTCTATAAAGCGTTGTGAAAAATCAGATAGTTCTCTATCACTAAGGATGCGTGGCTCGATAACGTTTTCTATTTCTTGTTGCATTTTCTCATTGCCTCTTCTGATGTTGCGCTGGATGCGAGGATAGTCAATAAATTTTCTACACTCTTACGATATGCTGGTGATACCTCAGACCCGCCAAACCAGTTATAAATTGATTGTCTTGTTGCGCCTGTGTACTCTGCGATTTTTATTACAGGGAAGTCTAGCTTAATAGCCCAACGACCTAGCTGATTCCCTAGCGTCTTTTGGGCGCTTGATGTTGTTTGTCTTATAGTTTCTGAATACGGCATAGTTCTCTCGTTAGTTAGGGTGGGGTACTTACGCAATGTGAAGGAGTTTTATATGAATAAAACATACAGGCTATTTAAGGTCGCCGAGCCGACCTGCGCTTTCCCCCAAAACTTTACTCGTCGTCTGTTTCCCACTCACCAATAACTTCGGCTAGCTTGCCTGTTTTCTTGGCTGGTACTGCGTTGGGTTTAACGGCGGGTTTACGTTTCTCAGGCTCATCAACATCATCAGATGCTTCTACCTTAACTGGCTTCTTGCCTTCTAACGCTAACGGAGTATCTGCCTTCTTAGCCACGCTCATAGTTACGGCTTGCTTGGCTTCAGTAGACTGACCCTTCTTAGAGCAAACTTCGTACTCATCGTCGTTTAACCAACGCTGTGGTTGGAAAAATAACTTGGGTACTGCCGCCTTAGTATCAAAGCGTAAACGAGTTACCAAGGTTTCGGGGTTGATGCTCTGTGCCGCTAAGTAACGTGCGTATGCCTGTAACGGACGCTTATCACCATCTTCTTTACCAAAGATAGAAGTAGCGGCTAGGGTTAACTGCATAACATCGCCTTCCATATCGTTAGCTAATACAACCGCTAAGCGTTGGCTGAAACGACAAGCACGAGAATCGCCTTGACCTGAACCCTTGGCATTTTGTGGGCAAGTAGCGCATGAATCAGATTGTGCTTCATCAATGCTTGCATCAGGTTTGTCACCATCAGCAGACCAACAAGTAGGTGCAGAGGTAGCGCCTTCCTCGTAAGTGCCAGCATAGAATGTACGGCTGATTTTTGGTGCGGCTTGAACGATAACTACGTCAAGATACCGATCTTCAATGGCGGCTACTTCTTTACCGCCAGCAACTAAGCGGAATACACCGCCCTTTGTTGAAATACGTTTTGTTGATGATCCTACGCCACCGGCAAGGCTCTTAGCTAATGATGAAAGTTCTGCACTCTTAGCAAAGGCAGGCAGTTTTGAGGGGTTAAATGTAGTGAGTTCACTCATTTGTTTTTCCTTAAGTTGTTGGTTTAGTTACGGTTACGGTGTTTTCAGTTAAAGAAGATAACCCCGCCGGAACCTTTCCGGGATTTTCTTCTAAGAATAAAGCCATATTTTTTTGTGCAATTCTTTGCTCAAACAATTCTAATGCGTCGTGTTCTAACACAAACGTCTTGAATGAATCCCAATCGTCTGTGTAGTACCTTGTCTTAGTAGATAAAGAGATGTTGCCACCTTCTGTCTTAACAGACTTGACACCAAGATCACGCATCTGATCTTTCATAGCGTTCTTGATTTCGGCTTTCTGTTCTTCCAGCTTATCTAACTGCTTTTGCATTTCTTGCGCTTTTAGATATATCTTGCGATACACCTTTGCTAAAGTTTCTAGCGGTATTACTTCGTTTTCTTCTGACATCTATTTTCTCCTTTCAATGTCTTTGTCAAATACTTTACATCTACAGCGGTGCAAATACAACCCTATATAGGGTTTTTACTTAACCGTTAATCTCGTCTTTATACAAGCTTAACAGAATGTCGTGTCCTCTTACCCGTTTTTCTAGTTGGGCGAACATCTTTTTTTCTATCTCGCTACCTTGTAAGTGTATCACAGTTACTTTTGTGGAATCTTGACCAATTCGGTCAGCACGAGCAATACATTGTAGGTAGGTTTCTACAGACATTACGGGTCCATAGAAGATTACTGTATCAGCCGCAGTAAGCGTTACACCATGAGATGCGGCTTGGGGTTGTACTACTAAAATGCGTGGGTCAGGAAGCGTTTGGAAGCGTTTAAAGATGTCTGTACGCTTGGATACTCCTACGTCCCCATGAATTACTTCAGAGGCTATATTGTGCTTTAAAAGGTGCGTATGAATGGTTTCTATACTGTGTCTAAACGGCGCAAAGACAATCACTTTGCGGTTGGTTTCTTCTAGTACTTCCAGTAGTACTTGTAGGCGTGGAGCGCAATCAAACTCAACAACTTCATGGTCGTCTGTGTATGCCGCACCCGCAGAAATCTGCAATAACTTACTAACACCAGCCGCCGCATTAACTGCGGTGATTGTTTCACCAGCCGCTTGCATAACCATCTTATCTTTCAACTGCCTGTAGTACTTAACTTGTTGTGAAGTTAGTGGTATCTCTCGGGTTTCTGTAAGTACTGGGGGTAGGTCGGTACATTCTTCTTTGGTAAACCTAATTGCTGGTTGCAGTGCATCAAACACTGCTTCAGCCGCACCTTTCTTTGGAACCCATTTAAACTGCGTAAGTTTTTGCATGGTTTTGTCACGCCATGCAGTAGCAAATTTAGGTACACCACTAGGATTAACTAACCTAGCCAAGCCATACGCATCTACAGGCGATTGAGAAGCTGGTGTTCCTGTCATCATCCAAAGCATTGTGTCAGGTTTAAGTATTTTGTTAAGTGATTTCCAGCGTTTAGTAGCTGGATTTTTATATGCGTTAGCTTCATCCACAATAATTAAATCAAATTTGCCGTTGGATACAACTTCATCAGCAATAAGATTTAAGCCGTCATAGTTCACTACAACAAACTCGTAGCTACCTTGAACCATTTCTATACGGCGAGTAGCTTGCGCATGGTGCGCCACCACAATCGAACGATGAATAACACTCTTACCAACACCATTCATCCAAGCGTCGTGCATGATAGATAGAGGGCATAGGATAAGACAACGGCGCACAATTCCTAAATTCATTAAGTAGTCAGCCGCCCATAAAGCACTGAGGGTTTTCCCTGTGCCGGGGTCATTAAACACAAAGGCTCGGCGGTTAAGGGTTAAGAACTCTGAGGTATCTTCTTGATGTGCAAACGGCTTATACATTCCGGGCCATTTATACCTAGCGCGTATGGGAGAAGGAACGTTTTTAACGCCTAGATTGCGTAGTACACGCACCTCATCTAACCCCCACTTAACTGCAACTTTATGTATGCTGCCGTTCGATTCCACAATGGCGT